GATCGACTTCTGGGGGAAGTTCAGGGTCTGGACCCCGTCCGGGCGCACAGCCGCCATGTGGATCAGGTGATCCTCCTCCGTGTGCAGGATGTCAACCACAAACAGATCGTACGGAACCAGCTGGATGCTGCGCTTGACCTTCTTGCCCTCGTCGTCCTCCTCGGTCAAAGTGACGTATACGCCGCCGTTTTGCCCGTAGTCATACCCACGTGGCGGGGGCGGTCGAACGATGCCTTCTGGCGCCTCCTCGGGCTCCTCCGGGTCGTAGTTCTCCTCGATGTCCAACTGGGTGTCGTCCCAGTCGCTGGGCGCTTCCTCCCGTACCGGCTTCAGCTCGATCACCTTGGGGGCGTTGTCGGTCTTGATCTCCCGGCCTAGTACTAAAGGATTAGTTACCTTGCCCCAGTGCGGACACTTGTGGCAGATGCCCGGGTTCTCGCTGTCCATCTTGGTACAGGGGTACGGCCCCTTGATCTCGGCCAGCTTCTCCCGCATGCGGCTCTCGGGGTACGGGTGCAGGGCGCTCAGCCTCAACCCCTCCTCGTCGCCGTCCTGGCAGACCTTGGTCCACGACAGCAACCCACGCCAGATCGGTTCTTTGCCGTCCTCCTGGGCGTTGGCCTCATAGTCTGCTACCTGGGCGCAGTGCGGTGCCAGATTGGCAAACAGGGTGACGCTGTTCTCCATCAGCTTGACCTGGGCAGCGTCTTTCAGCCCCTTGGGGCGACTACCAGGCAGCTCTAGCTTTGGTGCTGGTGCCTCATACGGTGCCTCCACGTGGTCGTAGATGCAGGTCGAGAAGCTGGCCAGGTCAAAGATGTCGCCTTCTTGCACTAGGCGGACCGGGCGCGGCGTAGCGTACTTCGCCTTGAAGTTGCTGGTTCCGGGGCAACGCAGGATTCGGGCTGTGTCAGCCGTCACCGTCATGTCAATACGGAACTGGAACTGCTTGGCCAGCCGCTTCAGATTCTCAGCAACAGGTTTCCAAATAGCCGCAGGGATGTCTTCGTTCAGCGGCCAATAGGCGTGGAGCCCACCGCCTGAGTCAACCACCCACGGGTTGCCAAGGTTACCCAAGCCTGTTGCTTGCAGAAAACCATCCAGCGCCACCGCAGCATCTCGTTTGGTTTCGTACCCGTCGAGGTCGACAAAGAACGACCGGAGATACGTGGCTTTCTCAGCGGCTCGCTTTTCGTCAAATGCGGCAAGTGCAAAGTACGTCTCGTGTTTTTTGTTGTGCCATTCATCAATCTTCAGCACCAAGTCCGCGATGGACTCGGTGTAGAAGTGCTCCTTTTTGTTTGTGAGTTCTACCGCGCAATACACCCCGAAACCCGGGGACGGCAGAACCACCGCTAGAAACTCAGCGGGTGTCATAGCTATCCTTGGGGATCAGGGGTTGTTGTACTGGTGCTCGTCTTTTTCTTTGATCAGGCGCTCAAGGCGCTTGAGCAGTTCGTAGGTCCAGTCCTCGTCAAGATTGCCGTAGCCCTGGAGGTACGCATACTTGAGGAACTCTTCGTCGCTTAGTTGTTGAGGTCGAATGCCTTGCATGTTTTTCTCCAAGCCTCGTCGGCTGTACTTGATGATTGAAGGATTTTGAGAAGGGCTTCTACCGCAGGGCGGTACGCCACAAAAACCTCACCGCCATTGAACCAGTTGTAAACCGACTGACGCGATGCGCCAGTGGCCTTGGCTATACGAATGGCAGAGAAGTCCAGATGGACGGCCCAGCGCCCCAGCTGGTTACCCAGCGTCTTGGGTGCACGCTTGACCGTGTCTATTACTTTGGTTGAGTAGGGCATGATGCGGGGGCCGAGGCCCCATCCTCCTTACTCTTGCTCGTCCCAGTCGTCTATCATGTCGACGAGGCTGGACTTCTTGGCCGGGACAGCGTTGGGCTTCTTCTCCTCCTTGCGCACCACGGGCTCGTCACCATCGTCCTCGGCAACGGGCTTGGCTTTCTTGGCCTTGGGTGCGGGGGCTGGCGGCTCATCGTCCTCATCCTGCGCTACCGGCGCGGCCTTGGCAGGGCGCTTACCACCAATGGTTTCCTCAACAGGCTTAGACACCACGCCGTCTTGCTTGGCCACCGTCATCGTGATCGCCTTGATGGCGTCATCGCTCGCACCTTGCTTCTTCACCACGGGGAACTCGTCGTCCGTCAACCAGCGCATCGGCTTGAAGAACAGCTTGGGCGCCTCCGACTTGGTGTCAAACTTCATGCGGGTCACAACCTCGCTCGGGTCCACGTTCTGGGCAGACAACCAGCGAGCGTACGCTTGCAGGGGGCGGTTCTCACCATCTTCTTTGCCGAAGATAGAAGTTGCGGGGAGCGTCAGCTGGAGCACGTCACCCTCGATGTCGTTGGCCAGAACCACAGCCATACGCTGGCTGTAACGGCATGCGCGGCTATTGCCGTTGCCCGAACCCTGGATGTTCTGGGGGCAGGTGTCACACTTGTCGCTCTGCTTGTTGTTAGCGTCAGCGGCAGGGGTCACGCCATCGGCAGACCAGCAATCAGGGGCAGACACCTTGTCAGCATCGTACGACGCCATGTAGAAGGTGCGCGACACTTTGGGCGCGGCGTTCACAATCACCACATCGAGGTAGCGCTCATCGATCGCGGCAACTTCTTTGCCCGAGGACATCAGACGGAACACGCCGCCCTTGATGGAGATACGCTTGCCACCTGCGGCACCACCGCCACCGGCCAGGGCCTTGGCAACTGCGGACAACTCGCCGCGCGATTTGACGAATGCGGGGACATTGGACCCGCCGAACAAAGCTACATTACTCATAGTTTTTACCTCACTTGGTTGGTTTACGAACGCTGATGTTGTACTCCGTGAAGGAGTTCAACCCTTCCGGCAAGACGCCGGGATTTTCTTCGAGGAACATCGACATGTTCTTCTGCGCAATGCGCTTCTCTAACAGGTCGATGGCATCGTGTTGCTTGATGAACTCTTTGAACGAGTCCCAGTCGGTGGTGCTGTAACGCGTGCTGGTTGACAACACAACAGTACCTGCCTCGGTGTTGACGGACTTCATACCAGACGCAAGCATCTGATCTTTCATCGCGGTCTTGAGTTGGTCTTGCTGGGCCTTGATGGCCTCGACCTCTGTCTCGTACGCCTTGGTCAACTCCTGCACACGTGCCTGCATTTTGCGGTACACACGCGCCAGTTTTACCAGTGGTACTTGCGCCAGTTCATTGGCTTGTTGAGGCGATGCCTCATCATCTACGTCACTCATTTTGCTTCTCCGTTATTGTTAAGTGTTTGACATCATACACGGGTTCTTTGCTTTTGCAATACTCCTTTCAAGAATTTTTTATTTCGCTGTCGTACATGCCGACGAGTAGCGCGTGGTCGCTGACTTTGCTGTTCATAGCCTTGAACAGTTTCTTCTCCAACGGGCTTGACTCGATGTGCACCACGGTGACTTTGTCTGACGTTTGTCCCTTGCGGTCAGCACGCGCAATAGCTTGCTTGTAGAGTTCCACAGACATCATTGGACCGTAAAAGACAACAGTGTCCGCCGCTGTCAGCGTGATCCCGTGTGCCGTAGCTTGGGGTTGCATGACCAGCACGCGAACAAGGTCGGTTGTCTGGAAGTCGTTGATGATCTGTCCGCGCTTGGTGGCACTCACGTCGCCGTGAATCTGCGCCACGTTGAAACCACGCTTGGTCAAGTACGTCGAGATGGTGTCAATGCTACTACGGAACAGCGCGAAGATGATGACCTTGCGGCTGGTTTCCTCTAGTATTTCCTCTAATACCGCCAGGCGCGGACTTGCATCAAATTCCACCACCTCTTTGTCGTCGGTGTACGCCGCACCGCAACTGATCTGAAGCAGTTTGTTTACAGCCACGCCAGCGTTGACAGCACTAATGGTTTCACCTGCGGCACGTACCAGCATCTGTTCTTTAAGCAGTTTGTAGTACTTGTTCTGTTGAGGTGTCATGGGCACCTCGCGTGTGATCGTCATGACCGGGGGCAGGTCCAGGCATTGGTCTTTGGTAAAACGTATTGCTGGTTGAAGCGCCTCGTACACCACGTCCCTGGAGTTGGCCTTGGGCATCCACTTGAACATGCTGATCTTGTTCATGACCTTGTCGCGCCAGGCTGTCTGGAACTTGGGTACTCCGCTTGGGTTCACCAGCTTAGCCAAGCCGTACGCATCAACGGGCGACTGCGATGCCGGGGTTCCGGTCATCATCCACAGGTAGGTGTCGGGCTTGACGATAGATGCCAGGGCTTTCCAGCGCCGTGTGCTCGGGTTCTTGTAGGCGTTGGCCTCGTCCACGATGATCAGATCAAAGCGGCCATCGTTGTTGATCTCGTTGGCGATCAAGTTCAGCCCATCATAGTTGGCAATAACTATCTCGTAGTCTTTCTGGATCATCTCGATGCGCCGCGCCGCTTGGCTATGGTGGGCCACCACCGCGCTACGATGGATCACGCTTTGGTTGATGTCACCCATCCATGCGCTGTGCATGATCGAGAGGGGGCAGAGGATCAGCACACGCCGCACCTCACCACGCTTCATCAAGTAGTCTGCCGCCCACAGGGCCGAGAGCGTCTTGCCTGTGCCTGGGTCATTGAAGCAAAAC